CTACTCTATACTTTCCGGGCTTTCTTTGTCAAAAACGGCGTTATGCGAATCAATACAAGCTTGATAATAACTCAAATTAACAAATGATTGCTGTTGATTAGCGATTGAATCCGCGACCATGCGACCAATGTTATTCATTGAATCAACCGAAAGTTTTGCGAAGTAGTCGCGGCCATCTTTGACCAACTGAACATCAACGGGAAGAGACACCACCGGGGCCGGGTTTTGCGGTTTCGGGCATATAATCGGCGATACTAAATAGCTCACCTTTGCTTGAGGCTTCCAAGGCCATGAACAACCCATTAATATTTGCGTTAAGATTGCGCTCAACATCAACAAGCGGAATTTTTTTTGTCCATTGCTCAATGCCTGCATTTGTAAAACCTCCGATCGCTTTCTCAATCTTCGAACGATTGCGCATAATTGCATCATTTTCGCTTGCCAGCTCTGCCGCCATGACTAACGCAACATTTACCGCGTCTTTATGCCCTTTTATTTCGGCATCTTGCTCGTTTATCGTTTCGGCCGTTATTTCTAAGGATTGCCGCAAAACCGCGCTTTCTGCCTCAGACTTTGCAAACTTAGCATTTAAGCCCTCAACATACCGATAACCAAAAAACACACTAGAAACAATCGAGAGCACCACAAAACCAACAAGGCCAAATTTGATCATTCGCCAAGACGGGATAGGGAGCATTATTTTTTCACCAAATAATCGGCCGTTGTACTTAGCCCCATATAACTACCGATAATCGTACAAAAGGCAAACATAAACGCGCCGACGCTATCTTTTAACCAACCTTGATAAGCCGCGATCAACATCATTGAAATTAATGCAACCAAAGAAAAATACGACATTACACGCATATTAAACCAACGTGCCTTAGGGTTTGGATGCTCCATTATGTATAACTCCATATCCACGGACGCGGCCTTGTCTCGGTCGCCTCCAAATCATCTAAATGATAAAAACGATCTTTCCCATGTTGCTTCATGCCGATACCCGTAAAACCGAAATGAGGCGCAAACTTATTAACCAAATACGCACTTTCACCCATCACAAAAATATCAACCGCTCGCCCGGTTGTATGCGGGCCATCTCGCCCCGTCGTTGAAACAATCTCATTACGATCGGCGCAACGATAAGCCGACGAAATCAAAAAAGGAAAGGCCAACCGCTCACGCAATCGATCAAGCCGTTGCATAAACTGTGCATCCATATGCACACGCCCACAGCAACGACAAGCAAGCTCACTATTTGTAAAATACTTATATTGACTCAAGAGCCAACCTTTTTAAGCAGCATCGGGAATGCAGAAAATGCAATCAACCCAATTATAAAAATTCCGATAAACGTTTTTAAAAACGTACTTTTTGTTTGCTTCCACACTTCCAACAAATCATCAAGCCGCCTATGCGATTCGTAATGTTTTTCAGGTTCAATCCAAAATTTTTGCATCTTACTATCGAACTTATCAAATAGCTTGTCCGCGATTTTTTCGACTTCATCCTCTGACAATTCGTTCACCAGTTTTTTATCCACAAATAAACCTCATTCAATAAATAAATTAATCAGAAAACCACACCGCCAACTCATCGGCATGATAATCAAGCGGCGATCGACTCGCAGAAACGTTGTTATTAATAAAAAACGTAGAAAATAAGTAATCAACGTTATCACTACCCGGAATATAAGTCGCATTAGTTTCGGTGTACTTCAACACACCATCGATATAAAACTCTATCTTTAATGAAGGCGAATGTATCAACCTTATCTCAACTTCATAAACTTGACCACCACTTGTCGGAATAGACAAACCTGTTGACGTTGCTTTTGTTGACGTACCCTTCGAAAATACATTGATAGCATTACCTGTAATTTTCAAACCAAAAGCTTGAGATGAATAACGGTTTAAGCCGATATATGTATCACAATCAGTTGAATAAGTCGCACCTATCGCCTCAAAATAAAACTTCCAGACAATATCTTTAGCAAACGTATTTTGATTATATTTTCTATGATTGACCATATCAGTATATTTACCAGCAGAAGCCGCAAGCGAAAGAGTATCAAACTTTAAACTTCCTGCGAAAAAACTCGGAATATAGCTCCCGGTTAATCGATTTGTATTATCAAAATAATGTCGGAAATTAAGTGACTTATTACTAATCGCATCAATTCCCTTAATACTTACCGGCACCGTTGCCGCATCTATGCCGCCTTCTATTGCTGTTTGCGTTTGATCCGCACTCGCCTCCGCCGCCACATCAAGCGACACGCCAGACTGCCAAACCTCCGCCGCGTAAATGTTTTCAGGAGAGTCACACACCATTGTACCAATAATTGTCATGGATGAATCAGGCGTAAACGACACCCATGCCGTGTTGCTATCATAGTACCATTGGCCAGCCTCTTTTTTTGCAAAAACAATGTTATACGATGTCGTACCGGCTACCGTAAACGGGTTACTACCCCCCGTTCTTTTTTGTGTATCAAAAACAATATATCCAGAACCCGCCTGACTCGTTAATACTGAATAGTAAAAACCAGAGGCATTAACCCAAGGGAGCGTTATTCTAGCACCATTAAAAACTATCTCCCCTTCCTTAAATATATCCGGCACGCCATCTGAACGAAAGCCATTTATAAACGCCTCACCAGTATTAAGCGTTAATGTACCCGTATAACGCATTTTATTTATGTTTATAGTAATACTAGGCGCATTAACCTCCGCACCTGCTGCCGCTGGCCCATTAATTAAATTAATCGCATTTAAATCACCTTCTGTATACGCATTGGAAACCGTACTCCATGCCGCACCAGTCCAACGCTTCATTAATTTATCGCTTGAGTTGTACCACAAATCGCCGACGCCCTCCGCCGTTGGCGTAGAAGTAGCAAAAAACGTTGTCACTTTGCCATCCGCAGTGGCCTGCGCAGTTGAGGCGTTACTTATTGCCGTAACAATATCGCTATCCTGCCTATTTACCCATGCCCCAGACTCCCGAATATATATCCTATTGCCGTCATCGGTATCGAACCAGATATCACCCTCGGTTGCACCACTTGGCGCGGTCGCTTGATAATAACTTTGTATTGCGCCATCGGCCGTGGCTTGCGCGGCCGCCGCATCAACTAAAGCCTGATTAATATCCGCATCCCTTCGCATAACCCAAGCCCCGGACTCATAACGATAAAGCTTGTTCCCGTCATCCGTATCGAACCAAACGTCACTTTCAACCATTCCCGAAGTAGGCGCACTAGCCTGTGCGTAAATATTATTTTTTGTTGCACCAATTACCGCCGGTTTAAGCGAATCAATTTCCGTCCCACCTGAATACTTATACTTGCCCGCCGTACCAGACACACCACCGGTTGCGCTTGACGGATTTGTTGCGGTTGACGCATGAAAAGTTGTGTCAAAATGATCGATCCAAAAATATTGCGTTGTGCCCGGTTGAAAGCTAACAACCCACTCTTGCTCACCGCCGATGTTAGACACGCCCACACTAAACGCCGGGCTTGCCGGCCTTGAGTTTGTCGCGCTCTGATAAAAGCGCACGTCACGCAAATCGGCATCACTCGCGTTGATCCAAGAGAGCTTAACCCCACCCTCAACCGGCGTTGCAACTAAACCGCTTGGCGCATTAGGGTTTGCGTTCTTACCCACAATTGTGTGTGGATTACTTGTCGAATAATGCCACTGTCCGGGCTCACCCCATTTATTAATTGAACGCATACGAACATCGACTTGTTGTCCTTCAATAAACTCCACTGCAAACAATAAATTGTTATCCGTGCGACTAGGCATTGGCCCGAGTGATCGATATAACGATGAAAGATCACTGCTTAATTTTATTTGTATTTCGTATTTATCAACGTTCGGGTCGGTTGATGGCGTCCACTGCGCAAACACTTGCGCTTGCACACTGCCATCTTTGTTCGTTTTTGTGTAGTTACTCGAAAGCGTTAACCCCGTCACAGGCGTCGGATTAAGCTCGTTTTGCTCGTCTTCTGCCGGCTCATCACCGGGCACAAATTGAAGCAATGAAAAAGACTGTGACCGATCAATATTAGTTAAATCTTTATCTTTTCGATAAAAATAATTATTAACCGTATCACTCGTATCTTGATCGCCAGTTTCCAAAACCAAAACGTCGGACAAATCAGGAATTGCGCCATTGCCATCAATAACCAAATGATACGCGCCATTGTGCCCCGGCGCACCCGGCCCCGCTCTATATTCATAATACATACTACCGGCTGAACCATCGCCACCAGATAAATTTATTTTTGCCGATGCACCAAACGACGCCCCTCGACAAATCTCTTGCAACGCGGCACCACCGCTACCACCATCACCACCCACACCAACACTTGAAGTGTCGATATATGTAACGGGATTACCGGCGCGCCCACCAACCCCAGTTAAAGAACTTGGCAAACCTTTTAATGTTGCCCCGTCATATTCCAATGCAAAACGCGGCAAACCATCCCGATATGTACCAACATGCAATGCGCCCGCTACTTTTACCGGGTTAAAGTCCTCCGCATTAAAAGCAGATTGACCACCAGAACCCCCGCGTGAAGAACCAACCCCACCCGTCACCACCGGCTCATTCCCGTACTGCCCAGAATACCCCGTACCACCCGCCGGCCCACCGCCAACACCGTCAATGTTGCCGTTCGTTGTCCGATGACCGGTGCAAAATATCCTTGCATTACCTGTTAAAAAAACAGTTGCACCAAAATCAATTGTTAAATCGCCATCATGCCACCACTCGCCAGCATCAAACGTTGCCCCACCGGTCAAGGTAATGTCCGCCGTTATATGACCAACCCCACCCGTATTAGTATACGCGCCCGGAAAATTCGTGGCGTTTATCTCACGATTAGCCGGCCCAATAAAATAACTATCTGGCAATACATTTGTTGTTTGCTGCACAAGGTCGGCAACATTTACACCACCGCTTGAGCCTTCACACTCAAAGCTCGTTTTACCACTAACCAAATTGGTCTCACCACCAACAACTTCAAAAGATCGATCAATGGAATTTGTCGCGCCGGTATAATCCCGAATCTTATCGGTTCGCACCAAAACAACATCGCCGTTTTCAATGTTAGACATCTTCGGCAATACGTCCAAATCTAACAGCAAAGGCGGTTCAACGGTTCGATCAACATGACGCTGTACTATTTCAGTTATGGCCGACAAACTGTGCCGGCTACCATGCAAGCCCTCAAGCACAATTGTTTTTACTGGCCTTTTCTTGTTTCGTAAAATACTGGCAGGGAAAATAAACTCATTACTTCTTATTGTCTTTTTAAATAACGCAGAAAAATGCCAATCAACAATAAAACGATTACGACAAGCCGGATAATCATATTTTAACTCGCCAAATGATACGATATTCGATTCATCCAAAACCGCAACGGGCGTTGCGTCTTTCTTTATTGGTGGTCGTTGATTCAAGCCCCACTCCCCATTGGGATAAACCGGCATAAAACAACCAATCAAAGGCAACAACTTTTGCTCTATAAACTTTTTCGCATTGGTTTTTTTTATATCGCCAAAATAACAAACATTGCCCAAGGTATCGTCACTCGGGTCATAGATATCTAAAATTGCAGGATTGTTAATAAAGTCATCATTAGCGACAAACTCTGCATCAATATCCGCGCAATAATTTAAGGGTAACGACTTACCCGATTGACCATTCAACGCGCGTTGCAAAATCGCATAAATAAATTTTACCGTCGGCATCTCAATGTAAAAGCGCTCAATAACTTTTATTTGCTTTAATTCGCCGCCGCCACTATCTACCGAATGTTCAACCGCTACCGTACCCAGCGCCCCACGGCCATTCGTATCAATGGTATAATAAGGGCCATAAGTCCCATCAACACCCCAACCAGTACAGCGCACACATTCTTTTTCTACCCAAACATACAACACATCTTTATTTGGCGCATCGCTATAACTTGCCCCATGCGGGTTCAATTCAATACCAGTCTCAAACACATAAACACGGCCGGTTTCAGTCTCGCTTAATGTCCGACTTAATCGTGTTTCTACAGGAATAAATATTTCTGCATCATTTGCAAGCCGCTGCACATCTTCGGCAAATAACTTATACAACCCTAATTTAAACGATAATGTACCAATAGTATTAGTCGATTGAATCTCATAATCATCAAACGATTGACCATGAAAACCATCATAAACTCGAACACGTTTTGTTGATAAGCCTTTCCCTTGTCCGTACTTCTCCCGAAACTTTTCGGTAACTTGCGCGCCCGTGTCAACTGCCTCAACCGTCACCCCACCAATGGAAGAGATGGTTTTCATACGCTGTTTTATGGTACTAGCGTCCTTAAACGTACTCGGCAAAACCACCGCCCCCGGCGGGTATGCACTATCAGCATGCGACAACAACCAAACCGGGTCGCTGTTATCGTCTTCAAAATCAATTCGCACAGAATACCGTTTTTTCTTTGTTACCGCTTCAAACTTTGCCGCATAATTATCGTTAAAAATTCTCACAATATGCGCACCGTAAAACTTATTTTGAAATTATCACGATTCCCGCGTTGCTCTACCCAATCCCCATCAAGCATTGCAGTTTTTGAGTCAATCGGAGTCGCTGCCAAGCCGTAAGGGTCAAAAGTGAATTGCTCACCTTCGCGCACAGAGTTTAAAAATTCCATCCATTGCAACCACGTAGTCGAGCCATAAACCATTGGCTCAGTCGTAACGGCATACCGTTCACGCATATCATCCGCTAGAGTTTCCGGCGTACCGTCCAAGGCTTCATGCACTGTTTTAGGTGTACGCTTAATCGGATTCAACGCCGTTGCATAAAAGTCTAAATCCCATTGATTCGCACCCAACTGCAACGACACATTGTCAACCGAACCAACAAATGAAGAATCCTTGCGCAACTCAAGCGCAATGACACCCACCCCCGCTTGAATTACATCATTAAATGTTCCATTGGCCGTACGTGATACACCGGCCGTGTCTTTTACAAGCGGCTGCAAACTTCCAGCAGATACACCGGACAAGGTATAAATCAAGCTATAATTTAACCCTTGGCTTAATGGGAAATCTTGTTGCAAATCACTGGCAACACCCGACACCGCACTTGCCACCCCTGACCCAATCGACCACCCCGAGCCTTTATTCCATGATGAATCGGAGTCAAAACCACCATTTGTCACCAACTCTATTGGTTGATGAGCTGCAATCAAATTTCTCGTGCCAACATATTTTACAAAAGCCATTAGCCCGCAATCCTAAAATCTGTATATGTCACACCATCACCACCCTCGATCACTAATCGTTGCTTATTGATCGCGGCCGGAAAACCTTTGACGACAATTTCTTCTGACACTCTTTCGCTGAACTGAAACACAAAGCGCAACTCTGTCGAGCCTTGATAAGGCGACTCATTTGCACTTGTATTGTCCGACCCGATAACACCACCACTTGCCCCACCGCCGATACTCGCGGCCGGCGTTGACGAGGCACCACCATCAAAACGGTTAATACCCTCAGCAATAGAAGCGGCACCAGTGAGCAAAGCCGTACCCGTACCCGTGGCACGTATTTGTGCCGCTAGCCCTTGACCTAGCACCGGCCCCAAACCAATTGGCGGCGGCGTTAGTGCGGCAACCGCTGCAACATTGGTTTGTACTAAAATACGTTTTACAGCAATGGCCTTTTCAGCAATAAATGCCGCAATTGCGAAAGCTTTTGATTTTTGCCCCAAGGCTTGCATAAAATAAAGCGCGCCTTGCGTGCGCTGTTGTTCGAGCGATAACATTTGCTCTGTCACCCAGCCAAGGCCATCAAGCCGCTCTTGCTGCATGCGTAACTCATCCTCTAGCATTAACCGGTTGTTTTCTTCTGTCTCTTCTCTAATCAATCGATTATGCTCGGCAATAATTTCTCGCACCAATAGATTATGTTCACCTAAGTATTCTATTCTATCCTCAAATGATTTCGCCCCGATATCCTCATCGAATTCAGGCGAAACCAAAGAAAAAGCGGCCGCATCATTACCACCATCATTTGCTGCTTTGCGCTTTTCACCTATCGCATTCAACACCTCGCGTACACGGTCTTCTGCCTCTTGCATGGTGTTTATTTTTGTAGTGTATTCCGCAATTTTTCCCTCAAAATATGTGACCTGCCCCCGACCGGTAAAACTTTCTCTATCTTTTACTTGTGACAACGCATCGGAATACTGCACAATTTTTTGCGCGAGCACGCTTGCACTAACATCTCTAAAACTATCCGCCAGATTTACGTTTTTCTCTGCAAGCTTCTCAGCTTCATCGGCGCTATTGCGCGTTGAGATGAACCACAAACCCGCCGCCGTTGCTGCCATCGTTATCAAGCCCGCCGGCCCACCCAGCGCACCTAACCCAGCCTTCAACGGGCTTAAACTCTTTGCGTGCGCTCGATTTGCTTTAACCGCTTTAGTTGATGCACTAATTTGCTCACGCAAACTCGCGGCATATTGCGTGCTACCATTACCAGCAAGTAAAACAGATTTATATTGTTTGGATAGTTGTTGATGATGATTCAGCGCAGAATCTGCCGCTAATTTTGCGGCCTCTCGCATTTGAATCGTGTTTTTTACGGCACCAAAAGTATTGCCGCTATAACTCAAAACAGCTTCGGACAAGCTGCCAACCGACGCAATAGCCACGGCGTTACCGCTCGCAATGTTACCACTTAAAGACGATAACTCATCACCAATCGATTTTATTTTTGTCGCACCGTCGGTCATACCCGTTGAGATAGAACCGCCAGCACTACCGCCCGCGCTCCCCAACTGGCGTAAATCTTTTTTTGCATCTCTTACAACTGATTTAAAATTGCTGCTATCAGCCGTAATTAATACGCGCAACCGTTCACTCATGCTTTACCGCCTCGCTTGCTGCCTCTAGCTTTTCTCGGTCAATGGTCAATACTTCATTTTCTAGCACACGAACTTTTGCAAAGGCGTTCTGAGTATCTGAAATCGACATCAAATCCGCTGCCGCTTTTACCCCGGCATAGTCCAATCCCTTTAACACATCATTACCCCGATAAAGCCATTGTGTTTGCACCGCATCAAACAACACAACCGCCTCGTCATTTTCAGGTAACAATTCCGGCTTAGGGCATTGCTCACAATGCGATTCACTATCACGCGCCTTTTTGCAGTCTGTACAATATCCCGGGCCTACGCCGTCCGCGCTCCAATAATAACGCGCCCAGGCTATGAGTTTTTTCTTTCGATTCCTTGGCTGCACTCCCACAAGCCAGCATCAAATGCGCGGCGAATATAGCTCACCATCAACAAAGCATCCAAGTTTTCTTGCGTGAAGGCCACCGGCTCGCCGGTTCCTGAATCCTCTATGCCATCCCAACCCTTAACCTTTTCGCGAAGCTTTTCTTTTGCAAAGGCACTGGCATCCTTAACAGTCAAATTTTTATCAAGTACACATTCAATTTCGTTTTCTGTTAACAACTCATATTTCACATGGATTGTTATATTTTTTAATTTGCCGCTACCATCGCCCAAGGGCTCTTCTATCACGACCGGCCATAACACCTCACGATTTCTTGCAAACTTAAACATGATTATCCTTTATAAACTTGAAAGCGCGTTTTTCAATACAACCTTAAAACCATCGCCACCACTAATAAAACCGGTAAACGACAACGGCACGCGAATACCTGCCGGGCCTTCAATGCCCGCACTTGTACGCTCGTATTCTAAATTTTGCACAAAAAATTCAATCGATTCATTGCCCGCCGACCCCAAACCATCACCACGCGACACGGTAATTTTTAACGACGACGCCGTGCCATTAATCGCCTTATTCAGCAAACTTGCATCTTCAAACAAGGCCGTAAGCGATCCCTTAACCGTTGCAAAACCTTCGGGCAAAGAACGACGCACACCGCCGCCACCGATAACAAAGTTAGAATCATCCAAGCCATTGTCGATTGTCATCTCTGCTTGCGTCACTGTTGAAATTGTCGCGCCGCCTTCCTCGATGGTCGCCTGAAAAGCAGAAAACGCCGTGTGCCCGTTATCAGTTAACGTTGCATCAAGCGCCACCGAATCAAAGGTTGACTTAGCGCCCTTGATATCAAACGAGGCCATGCATTTTCCACTAACAGGAAAATCAAATTTTGCCGATGCTATCCGACAACCGTTGAACTTTTCAAAACGACCACTACCACTAATATTCGCACCGTAATCATTTTCAACAACCAAACCCGTTGGCAAATCACCCACGCTGATTGCATGCCGATACGGGCCCGAACCCGTGGTTGCTACAACACCAAACGTATGCTTTAACAAAAGCCCTAAGTTTTCCGCGCTCATTTCGGTTTCTAACGCGCCGGCAACATCAATATTGCCTCGCGTTGGCCGCGAACGCTCACGCGCACTTGTCAACGTTTCGCTGTCTTCTAATGGCTGCGAAGCTTTAACACCATTTGATTTAATATAAACTTTTGTACCATTCGGCGCACCCGGATCGGTTGCATAAGTGCTTTCTTCATATACCGCAACCGCCGTGTCGGTTCCTTTTGCTTGTGGCATTGTCTCGCCTCCTAACTAGTTAAATCGTTTGCCTTATGTTGATACGTCACAGCATAGCGTTGCGTTATCACACACCTTTCCAAATCTGCATCGTCTTGAACCTTGTTTGCATCAAGTCGCGTTATCTCATCCACTAAACCGCTTAACGTTCTATCTGCCATCAATAAAAAATGCGCTTGCGCAATCAAGTCGTCGGCCACTTGTTCGCTTTCTTCCACACTGCAAGACATAATCGACAAACCAACCACCAACCGGCACTCGTCAAACACGTTTGTTTCTGGCACCGCGTCCTCAGTTGACCAATCAACAATGCATGCCGCTTGATTTATTTCAGTGCGATCAATAGCCTGAAAAGGCGAGCGGTAAACAGCAACACCCAATTCAATCATCAGCGCAATGATTGCCTGCATAATTAACTCACGTTTAGATTGACTCATTACGACTTGCCTATAATTCTAAATTTTTCAATGTAAGTACGCCCGCCTAACGTCACAATTGTATTTGTTACCCACATCACGCCAGCTTGCGAACAGGTTAAAAACACACTGGTTTTTACATCGTCAATCACTTGCGGCGAGCTAGTCGACAAGCCAGCATCAACCGCCCATGAGCTTGAGTTGATTGTGTCCGCATCTTTCACCAACTCATTAGTTAAATCGTTACCCCAATCAAGCGAAGCCCCGACCCTAAGCTCTGCATAGTCGCCCAACTCATCACGTTTAAACGCACTTAGCGCCATGAACTCACCTTTCTAAATCGATTTTTTGCCGGAATTTTTCGCGTGCGTGAACGTACCAACTGATAAAGTTTTGCACCCAAGTTGCCCGTTAAAGCCGCTTGTGCCACTGCCGCACCGGATAAACTAATCTGCGTGGTCAACTCACCGCTCGCCACTGCATTTGCCACCGCATCGGCCGACATAGTAAAGCTCACCGTCAATTCACCGGTTGCACTGTTAACAGAAGAAGCCGCACCAGCTAAAGCAATAATTGTTGACAACCCACCCGTTGCATTTGCATAGGCTTGCGCGTTGCCCGCTAAAGGAATTTGTGTAATTAAACCACCACTTGCACTCGCACTTGCTGCCGCATCACCAGCCAGCGCCACGGCCGTACCATCAAGCGCACCGGAGGCAATGGCACTTGCTAGCGCATCGCCGGACAAACGAATTTCTGTTGTTAAAGCGCCGCTAGAATTTGCCGCACTCAATGCGGACGCATCAAGTTTAATTTGTGTTGAGAGATCACCCGCCGCCGTCACAGTAGCCACCGCACTTGCAGCCAATGGAATGCCGGTTGTAATAGAACCGTTGGCCGTGGCTTGTGATATCGCGCCCCCTGCAACGGGAATTTGTGTTGTTAACGCACCAGTTGAGGCGGCAACGGATTGTGCGTCGCCATCGAGAGCAGTATCCCCCCCACCCCCCACCGTTGGCCATTGCACAATCTCTACGCGATAAGTGTAGGTTTGGCCATCTTCGCATTTTCTCAATTTTGCGGTTGTCGTATCCGCAACCCATGCATCTACTAACGCTCTTGTTGTCGCGATTCCGGTGCCTGTACTGTGGCCAGTGATGGCACCCATACCCGTTTCAGCGAGTGCAACAGTTGATAAAGTCAAATCATGTTCAACAGGATTTGTCGTTGTGCCTGCTGCTATCGTGCCATTAAAGCGCTGAACGTTTAAAACTGTTCCCGTTGATTGGGTGTTCTCGATTACCCACGTACATGCTTGATGGCCAACATCAGCACCATTTTCTAGCGTGTAGCTAATAGTATTTGTTGCTGATAACCATTGTGCCGCACCTAGTTCATCTAAATTCGGGTAAAATGTTCTAAACTGCGCATGAAGAAACGTTTTATCAACACTGCCTACGGCAGTTATCGTTTCAGTTTCTGTGGTGCCAGCAGCGGTAAACGAATGTAATGTGCGCTGAATTTTCCAATTTGCACCAGTAAATTCAACAACTGAAATGCTAGCTTTCGATGTGTTTGATGTTGAGCCGTAATCAAGTATTTTTGGCTGATCTGTACTACTCAACCATTCTGTTATGTGCGCACCGAAATAAAATTTGTTTACTGCCGTTTCGTTTGCCGATTGACCAGTTAACCAGACGACAACGTCATTATCGTCGTTGATACCTGAAACGGCTGTACCAGTTGCCTCCGTAGCGTTAGACGCACAAACTAGTATTTGAGATTCTCTAACGATAAACTCATTAGCGCCGCCAGAGCTGCCCGTGTATTCGATAATCTCCCAATCAACGCGAACGGTGCCTGCCGTACCATACCGACGAATATCGATACTTGTTGTTATGTTTCCATTATTTACAATCCACGCACCCAAATTATTAGCATATTCAGTAGTCCCACCGTCAAAGCCATTAGACATATGCACCGAATTCGTCAAACGCATAAACGCAGCCGATGCCGCGCTTGGTGCTGTGTAGTCTGTACCCGCTGTTAAGGTTACGCTATCATTTCCGTTAACTAGAGCTATACTACCACGCTGGATTTTAAAATCTGCCATGATTTACGGAATATTTCGCTGCAATCCGCGCTTACTGTATTTTGATTGCTCTTCCGCCACCCAATAGGCTTTCAATGCTGCGTAGTCGGCCTCGACTCTAACAATAAACGCCGACTGTAACTCCCCAGGCGTTTGTTGAACAGTTCGCTGCATAAATGCTGCATCACCTGCGTCGATGGCATCTTTTTGAGCTTGTGATAGTTTTCCGCTCGCGTACGCTGGCAGATTAGATGCAGACTGCGTTGAAACCTTAACTCCGTCATTATCAACTATCGGACTCGCGCTAATATCAAAATAATAAAATAGCGACCAATCGACAGATCCGTTATCTCGATTATCTAATATTTGTACTGTAATTTCACCGGCCATAATAATTCCTCACCATCTAATTGAACTTGACTAAGCACAAACCCACCCTTAATTATCTTCTTGATACGTCAACGCACCAGCCGCAAAGCTAGGGGCAGGGTCGCCGTTGTTGATTGTCTTCGGCGTTGTCAAAGCGGCTTGTGCGAGCATATTGCCACCCGATGCAGCATCAAACAAACCAAAATGCGTAGCTTGCCCCCAGTCAGCCGTGGGCGCGGGAAAAGTCACTGCATTATTATTTGACGTTGCGCCACCCGTCCCGGTTGAGGCCACGGTTGTGCCAGCGCCTTGCGTACCGGCCCAATTTGCCAATGAGCTTGTTACAGCAACCCGCGCATAAGAACCGCCCGACACCTCAGTGATTGTGCCTGCCTCGCCATCCGTCACGGTCGTCATTAAACCGATGTAAATCGTTGCCGGTGGCGTAAACGCTTGACCCCGAAAAAACCAATCAATCAATTTATTTTCTAAATAATTCGTTTTAGCCGTCATACCCTACGCCTCTATTGTTGAAACTCACCAAGCAACACACGTTTAATGTTGCCGTCATCTATTAAACTGATTTCACGCACGCGATAACTTGTTGCGTTAATTACCAATATCTCGTCTTTCTTTAACCCGATAAACTTGCTGGCCGGGCAGGTTATTTCGATCTCTTTTTGCGCTGCACGAAAAGCATCGAACCCTTGATTTTCTTCGAAAGCATCAAAGATGACACTTTCGATTTGCACCGCACCGCCGGCCGAAGGTGTCCAAGTAGCTTGCACACCAAAATCAGCCATGAACGCGGTGAAGTCTTCTTGCATTATTTTTCTCTGTTTAGCCCTTAGCGGTTTCTTTTGCCCCGCCTATTTTATGCTTACCAATTTTCACCCGGCCAATGGTTGCCAAATACTTTGCCTCGTCTTTATCTACTAAAACGAACTCACCAACAGCTTTATGCTTGCCGGCTACCATGCAAGGCTCTGCAATTGTTACCTCTACCTTATCCATTTTTTTCTCTCCAATTTCTTTAACTTTAAAAAGTGCCCGCCGCTAAACACGGCGAGCAACTTTACACAACAAATATTATGTTGTTAATGCATCCGTCATTGCTGAAAAGCTAGCAGGTTGACGCACGCCCACATCAATAAATTGATTTGCCGTTAATCGTACTTGACCAGTTGCCGCCAAGGTAAACGGATCAACCACCAAATCTAGCCCGCCGAATAGCGCGATAACTAAATCAGACCAGTCAGAACCAAAAAGCAATGTTGAACAAACACTGTCTGCCGTTCCCTTCGTGCCATTGCTTGGCATAGTGTTCGTTACTGCCGCACGATAACCGTTAAGCGGCGTGTTTACGTCGCGATCCCAAATAAAATCAAGGTTTGCTGCTTTCTGCACCTGCTTCATTTTGCCGCGTGATTTTGTGTTAACCGCATAACCACTAAATTGATCAGGTTCAGCATTTGCGTTTGCACAAGCTGACTCTAAACCAACGATATGCGACCAATCGATTGCCGCACCGTTCGCACCACCAACAACGGAACCAATACCGGACGTATTAACCAAGCCCGTCGCCTCGTTACCCGTACCAGACCCCAAGAAGGCTTGCGTTTGAATGATCTGTGCAATGGCTGCCATTAAGTCGGCTTGCATCATCATGTCAACATCAATAGAACCTTGGATAATTGATTGCTTTGAATAATCCACATAATTGCTTGCACGCTTAGGGGCCATGTTTAATTGCGCCGTTGCGACACTGGAACCGCCACCGTTGCCGGTTTCTGCAACCATTGAGACACTTGCGCCGGATGTTTTACGGGGAATAGCAATTGAAGATGTTAAGCCACCCAAGAAGCGCACACCTAAACCGGCAAGCACCATTGCATTTCTTAGCACGTCTACAAATTCGTTACCTAGCACGGATGTTTGCACTAGGTTTCCGGCCTCGGCCGCTGTGCCAACGTTAAATGTACGTTTTGCGAATGAGTCAACCGGCAGGTAAAAACCGTCGGCCGCTTTACCCATCTTAACCGCTACCGCTTCGGAGGCTGCGCGCTCTAAGCCTGCCTTGCTCCAATCGCCGGTAATAGCTGCCGATACTGCGCGACTTAATGAATAACGGTTAATTTCTTCATCGCTCATGCCAATTTCGGCTTCGCTTGCGTCACTGTGACGCGAAGTAATCTTGTCCATTAAGGTGTTTTGAAATTCTGCCGATGTTTTACCGTTTCGGATATAATCGGTTACTAAATCACGAGCGCCGTATTGCTCGTATTTTTCTGCAAGCGTAAGCAGGTCATTAACGCGCTGCTGTTCGTTTTGCAAGTTGTCGTTGTCTTCTGGCATTGGTTTGTCCTCTAAAATTTCAATGTCTAAAGTTCGCTTTTCCACTGGCTCCGGCTCTGGCTCTGCCTGCTCCGGGCGTTCGATTACGGTTTCAACGTCAACAGCTCCCGCCGTTCTGCCTACACCCACTGTTGGGTCTGCTGGTATTGCCACAAATGACACTTCCAACGGCTCCCAATCCATAACACGATAAGTTTCTCCGGTTTCGGTTTCTTCTTCCAACACCATGCGGTGCGGAATATAGCCAACGCTAACATGTCGCAAAATCGCGTCGAGTACGTCTTGGTAAGCGGCTTCGGCTTCGGCACTTTTCCCAAAGCGCACCACCGCACGGCCCACCTTGTCCGCACCTATCTCGACCGATTCAACAACGCCGATATGCTTACCGGTGTTATGATCCAACAGCACCGCCCCACCATCTTTCAACCGACCAAGGCGTATTGATGATGGGTCATGGTCTAAAATCTCTATTCCAAACCAGCGCTTGTAGGGCTCTTCCGAACTGAACGCAATTTCAACCGTGCGCGCTTCTTCGTTCACATGCTCGCGCACAACGCTTACACTTCGATATAACTCGCCAATTTGTTTGCGTTCCAATTTCATAATTACCCCTTTTTCAAGTCCTCTACAGCTTGGCAAATCTTCGCGGACATTTTCACGCGGAAGATGTCACATTTTTTTCGTCTTCTGGCTCTTGCTCGCTGGTTTGCGAATCATTTGCCGCTTTTTGTTCACCCAGCTTTAAGCCCAAACGCTGCATTTCTTCTTCTTCCGTTGCGAGCTGTTGCCATACGTCATCACGATTAAGCCCAAGCTCATTGATGATTTGCGTGCGAGACTTAAAGCCTTCTTTGACGGCTTCTTTTGCGGTTTCAATGTCTTTCTTCGGATCAACCCAAGCCCAGCGACGAGGAATCCATACATGTTTAGAAAACTTTTCGATTTTTTTGACTGGTAGTACTGCACCATTAGGTGATTTCAACGCACCCATTAGCAAAGACATTTCCAACCAATCGTTAAACACGGGAATTAAAAATGCTTCTATCATCCAATTTTGGATGACTTGCCAGTGATCGCGCTCTTCTATAACGCCGGTTCGAATTGAGGAAAAATTAACGCCTTCTAAATCGTTAGTAAGGCCATGATAGGAAACGCCCCAAGCGCTCGATATTTCTTGAAGAATTGTTTTAACGAATGGCTCAAAGTTGGCCGTCGGGTAATCTGGGTTAAATTCTCTGAAATCATAACCCTTTGGTAATACACCCATCATGCCGGGCTCGACATTTTCGTAAAATTCGCCGTCCTCGTCTTCTTCGTCGGCCATTGGTGCAATATTGCCATCGGGCGCGACATAAAACCCCATTTTTGAGGCACCATAGCGTGCGGCATACACGGCCGCTTCTTGAAAGCCGCCTAAGCTTTCTAGCCGCTCCAACCCTGCATGCATGCGTGGAATGCCGCGCCGTTGTTCTGATCTTGACGGCATAAAACAATGAAAGACATCACGCGCCAACACACGCTCGACCGGTACTTTGTCGCGTGCCTCTCGTGGCAGGTTGTCGCCTGGATGTTGCGTTTTTATAAAATACGCAACGGGCCGGCCATAGGTATCAAGCTCGACACCCATACGGGTAAAATTGCCGTTAGGGAGCTGCATATTGTGATTAACATCAAGCCTATCAATATCAATGGGCTGCAATGCGTAACCAAATTTATTCACATGCTTACCGCGCACACGTCGCATAAGCACTTCGCCATCTCTTGCAAGCGTTTCTGCAAATAATCGGCAAATATCAACAAAAGAGCGTTGCCCGGTGATATCGCAAACACTGCGTGCGCCCCATTTTTTATAGGCTTCTTCAATTACGCTTGAATTGTCCTTATCGACCTTGCCTTTGTTGCCCAGCACTTGAGATTGCAGAATAAAGCCATTCGGCCCAACAACATTTGTGACGAACATTTGCAAAAACTTGCGAGCATAAGCATTATTGTTTGCCGCATCACGCGAACGCGCACGCATGGCATCTAATCCACTGTGCAACTCGGAATCGACACTGCTTGCGCTGGTTGTCCAATTGTTACTCAACCGGCTTGTCATGCCAGCACTAAACACACGCACAACTTTTACGGGCTGTTTTTTCTCTTCAACTTCTTGATTTTTTAGGACTTGGACGGGCTGCGATTTTTTGCGGAATGGCCACATTAGCGGTTAAACCTCGTTAGTACACGATTTCCTGATTTAAGCCCGTTTTTTATTCGGCTTGCCTTGTCTTCTTTGCTAACTTCTGATTTCCAGTACTCTATTTGTTCGACAATCTCTGCACTGCTACGAAACGCCATAGAACGCCCGGCAATGTTGTAATTTGCAACCATGCCTTGCTGTTTTGTGTTGACGTAGCTTTCGTAAGCGGATTGCAAACCCTCTAAAATCTTGCGGGCTGTTGATCGACCGTCGAACGTGGTCTGTTGGGTAGGGTCGGGCTTAACCTCGATTCGACCATTTCCTATAGTGTAACGCTCCGAACCATTGGAAACGGTCAACGTCCAGTCGTATAAACCGGCCGAATAAGCCGCCGATGTTACGGCATCAACCGAAATTAGATGGTCGCTACCGTCTGCACTGGATGTAATAGTGATTTTGCCCGCTGCATTGAGCAAAACATAAGTAAGTGACCACCCAGCCGAAGCCAGGTAGTCAGAGAGAGACTTTTCCCATTTGATTGTATCGCCTGCAATTATTTCGTCAGGCTCTTTTGTATCGATAACCATACAGCACAGCATGGCAAAACTACGCGGACATTTTCACGCGGAAGATGTCACTAAAAAATAATATCTAAATACTCAACCTATGCAAATATTCCAAAAAACAATCAGTTTCGTTTTTCTCTTCTTCTTTAACACGAGCAACCGACAAAATGTCGAATGACAAACCCCGGTTTCGAACCGCTGCAACTGTTTCTATAGCTTGCCTAATAGCTTTTAATTTGCCTTCTGCGCTTTCTTCTAGCATTTTTCGATAGTCACACTCTTTTTCTAGTTTTGATTTATCCTGCCTTAAACTATGAATCCTATCTAAGTATTGTTGTTGCTCACCTAAATATGCTGATCGATTCTTCTCGACCAATTCTATTAACTCAGGCTTTTTTAGTTTAGCCAAATTATCCATTTGCTTTTGCCTCTCTCGCTTCTAATACTTTATTCCATATAGCGCGGCCTTCGTCACTTAAATATGCATCGCCGCTTTCTTGGTCACAAATATATTTAATACTGCCTTGTTCACTTGGCACCCTTAACATGCCGCCGATAACTGTTAAACAACGTCCTTTTAAAGGGCCTTCTTCAAAACAATACTTAGTCGATTCTATACCATTCATTTTTTGCCACCCTCTACAATCCGCCTAACTTGTCTTACAGATATTCCGTGCTGCTTTGCTAACTCCTTTATGTTTTCCCCGTTAAACTGCGAACGTATCAACCCCGCGCGCTCCTCACGCTTCACATTACCCAGCTTAGGCACGTACAAACGAAACTCGCGCCCCGCATGCGAGCTTTGCAACGTTTTTGTCAAAACATCCGTGACCGCTGTTTGCATCGCTTCCTTAAACACTGGATGTTGCACCACGTCGGCCGCCAACTTTTTGATAAATGCCTCACTCACCTTTTAAAGCCTCCTACAAAACCACCACCATTAAACCTTGTCGATTTCTTTCGCTTTGTTTTTGTTTTTGGCTTCTCTTCCTCGATCAATTCGTGAGTTTCATTTTCTTTTTGTTCAATCTCAGTTTGCAAAGGCATTTGTCCAAATAAATCATCTTGCACAGGTTGTATCTTTGCCTCTAGCTTGTCCCAATCGCTTTCGCGCATCATATGTATTCGAATTGCTGGATGCACGGCCGCTGCATTGGCATAAACCGAACAGTCGAGCGCCTCATTGCGTCGGCCGCTTAGCTTTTTCCATCGTCCGTTGCGGCTATCGAAACGCTCTGCTGTAATTTGCTGATAAAAATCGTCGCCTAAATCAGTAGGGAATCGAATATATTGCTTGTCTGGCTCGTTGTGCGCATCGGCATTAAGGCGAGCAAACAAGGCACCTTTGGCCGTATCCGTACCAACGCGCCAAAGATCAACACCACCCTTGAGGGTTTTACCTCGATAATTTAAGTCTTGCGAGCTTGGACGCCCGGCAATTATGGGCCGGCCACCGTAACTCATACCCTTTATTGCATAGCGACGCTTATGCACGTTGTTGCGGCAATAGTTATACACGGCATGTGTATTGTGCCCGCCGGTATCGATGCAAGATGCTTTAACTTTTAGGAAAACACCCCATTGATTGCGTATGGGTTTATCGAGCAATTCGTCGAGCGCTTCCCACACTTCCGAGCCTTCGGGATCGCCGGGCAACTCAACCCAATCAATCAACCATCGACGTTCATTGCGACCCCAACCCCATATGGCGATTGCGAGTCGATCGGGCTGCGTATCGACGCCGGCCGTTAACACCAAACAGCCAACCGGAATCGTTCTTGATGTATAGCCACCCGCACGGGCTTGGATATCTTCCCATTCAATCTTGCCGGTTTCGTCTTCGTATGTTTCGCCCAGTAAGGTATTACGATAAGCCTGCATCAACTCTTCATTGTCTCGGGCTTTTGCTCTTTCTTGCGCGACTTCCTCCCATGTCAAACCAAGACCAACAGGGGCATATAATGCGCTTAGATGAAAACCGGGAATTTCAGACTTTGGATTTTCTGCAATCCATTTACCGCTGTTGAGCATTTCCGTTTTTTTATGATGCTCAATCGACTTGCCGCAACCCTCGCATAAATACGTGCCATCATCATGCACGTTATCACCGCGCAACACTTGCTCGTGTCCGCACATAGGGCAAGGCACATAATATTTGCGTTGATCGCTCAACTTGTATTCAAGCTCAATAACGCTTGCGTCTTTTATCGTTGGCGTGGACACAATCAAGATTTTTCGACGTGGAAAAGTATTCGTTCGTTTTTCTGCAAGAGCTAAGGGCGAGCCCTCGCCGTCTACATCATCGGGATACCCGTCAACCTCATCAGCAAACAGGTACTTAACGGGCATTGAGCGCAAATCACTGGCACTATTAGCGCCTGCAATTACTGCAACACCACCCGGAAAATCTTTCATCATGGTTGTATTGCCACTATCACGACTTCGCGCGGGCAACACACGCTCGCGCAATTCTTTTGTCACATCAATCATTGGCTGCAAACGTTGTTTACTCCAACGCTTACCAAGCGCGCTTGTAGGCTGCACAACCATCATTGGCCCCGGGTTTTGATGTATAACCGCCCCCGTAAAATTTAAACCGACCTCAGTGCCGCCAACTTGCACGCCTTTCATGAACACAACGCGCTTTGCCGGATGCATTGGCGACAAACAATCCATGATCTCTTTCAAAAAAGGCGTTCGCGCTGTTCGCCACTTGCCATACTCGCTTGCCCCCTCCCGAGGCAATACGCGGTATGTGTCCGACCACTCGGACAAGGGCAATACTACCGGAGCTTCCCAACCGCGCCGCCATGCTTGCTCGTAAGCGTCCGCACCATCTGCAATACGCTCATCGACCATTATTTCTTGCATGTCATACGCTGCCGCACTCACTTACCGCTCAACTCCCTTGCAATGTTGGTGATATCCACTGTTAACAATTCATGAACCTTTGCCGGGTCACTCTCTGCCGCCAATTGCACCGCCAAACGATCAGGAATCGAAAACAATTTTTCACGCGCTTCGTGTGCTAGTTCAAAAGCTCGCTTGTCTATGCCCTCTGTACGTGCCAGCGCACCCGATCTTTCTTGCACTTCTAACTCTGCAAGCGTGGCCTTCGAATTTGCCTCACGCGCTTTTGCGGCCAAATACGAAACTTTTTCGTCGTTTTGCTCCACCTTCCCCGAGCGATCACCGCCACGAGCCGTCATTGTTGAATCAATCAACGCATCAGACCGACGTACATCAATCAAACCATCATCGTTAAAAATTAATTTTCCCGCCTTCTCGTACTGCGTCACCATCGAGCGCGCAACGTCACGATGCCGCGAATACTCCGCACGAGTTAAAAATTTCTCAGACAATTAAACTAATTCCTTCACAAAAAATACAAACGACGAAAGGCAAGCCAGAATAAACAAATAATAAAATGCGTTACCCACATCACCAGCCGTCAACATCGTTACAGGCGTAAAATTTTCTCTATTTTTTCTTCGTTCAATCACAGCTTTTTCCCTCGCATTTCTGTTAATCAAAAAAATATTATTAAAAATTTTTTTCAACCTTAAAAAACAATTACAAAAATAAATCACTCACAACTCATTGTTAAGCTAACAATTCCCCGCTATCACTAGAGAAAAAACACGGTTCGCACTACCCGTGGCGCTAGTCTCGAGGAAGTACCTTTTTGTTTTTATTTTTGTTTATCTCGCCGTTTGAATCGCAAACCTTACAGCCTTCGCAATCTCATGCTTTGCCCGCTTCCGAATACCCTCATTAACAACACGCCGAATATCAATCATTGCTCTGTAAGTTGGTTGAGTCACGACAATCATTATCGGCACAGCGTCGCCGCCATCACGTTGCCAAACTCCCTTGGGTAACTGCCGGCCATCGCTCCAGAAATAACCTTTCAACCTTCCGCGCTTTCTTTTACTTCTCCGGCTATCACTCGAAAAACTAATTGCATCAGCACCCACTTTGATTTGTGACATGATCTGCTGAACCTGACCGCGACTTATATTCCCGTACCTATCCAACCTAGCCTCTTCACCCGGCACAAGGTATTCCCGCGACGTTATCTTGCCCGCTCGCTCCAACCAGAACTCAAGACGCGAACGACCACGGCTCCCGCCCCTGAACTCATGGCGCAATTGATCGGCAGGTGACTTGCTATTCTTGCTCGACTCCCTATCCTTTATCCCAACCACTGCCACTTGCCGCTTCTTCTTCGCTGGCTGAACGTACACACTGCGTATTGTGTAAGGCGTTGGCCTATCAAATAACCGCTTCATTTCCGCTTGCGTGTCCTTCTGCCCGCCCTTTGCTAACCGAGTCAAGGCAAGTGATGTTGCAAAAGGCATTTGTTTCTCGTCAATATTCGTCATGTATCGCGTTACGTCGTTTATATTCATGCCTATATCAACTTTCACTTACTTTGCCCCTTATCGCCTCACGCACTGACTGCATGCCCTTAGCGGCTTTCTCAGGCTCAGCACGTTTAGGCATTGCAGTCTTGCCGAACTCCTTATGCCCCGCTGTGAATACCACCTTGCCTTGCATTGGCTGATAACCTTTCCCGGTCGATTCTTTTTTCTTTTTGTTTTTATGATCACGCTCCATTTTCATAAACAACTTGAATTGCTCTTGCCAATCCGCCACCTGCTTACCATTCGCCTTGTAGACAGTTACAAACAAATCTCTATGCTCAACCGTTGGCTCAGGATAACCACGCTTAATCAACCAGCTAAACGTTTCTTGTTTTATTTCAAAATCACTTGGCACTAGAGAGAGAGATAACGGTAATACGGTTGTTGGCTGCTCCTCTTGGTTAACGGTGGGCTGCTCACCATCGCTATGTTGTTGAAAGTTAACAACATTGCAAGGGCTGTTGCTTTGGGCTGTTCCTTGGCTGTTCCTCATAGACACGGAATTATCCGTAGTAGCTAACAAACACTTAAAAACATAGCCATTTTCTTTCGATGACATCGGCAACGTTGCAATCAATCCCGCCCTCTCAAGCATTGTTATAATTGCCCTAATCTTAGGCCGCGTTAACTTCTCGCCTTTCTCTTTAGAACCCGGCAATACCTCAACATCTAACACCTCACAAAGCGATTGAGTGCTAATCGTCTTACCTGCCGGCTTACCAACAACACCGGTTTTATAACTCATAAAACGCCGTATACCGCGCAAATACAAAACTTGCGCACGCCAAGGCAACCCCTGCAACGCCGCGTCTTCTAAATCATTAAAACTAGTGGTCGGCATCAATCAAACCCGTAATTTTTAACACCATCGACATATAATCTGGCTCAATCCCTATTTGCTCAGCCAAATAATTTAACTCGCCATCTGCAAACGCTTCGCGCGTATCAAACCGCGTCTTTTCAAACCCTCTCAACCAACGCTCATAAAAACCAATATCCTTAACCGCTTGCGTAAGCACCGCAAAACAAAGATCAACAATTGGTTCCTTAAACTGCCTAGACCGCTTAGGCAATCGCTCTTCAATAAAACACGGCACCTTTTCAAACGGGCACGCTTGATACAAAAGATAAATAGCCACATCCTGTGCGGCCTTCACCTTGCGACGCTCAACAACGTTATACGGCGCGCCGCTCATAAGCACCCGCACACTCAACACACATCGTACAGCCGGGGACGGCCAATTGACGCGCGCTTGATATCTCACAACCACAATCAATACATTCATTCAAAGAATCAGTACCCGAATCAAAACAACCTCTCGCCGCTTTGATACGTTCCTCCAGCTCCTTATCAATCCGTTCCTGTGCAACGTCTACCGTATCAACCACAACTAACCCCTCCTACTTTCTGCAAGCTTTAACAACATAGCCCTTGCCTTTAACAACTCGCCTGCCTCTCTCGTCAAATCCGACGCAATACGCGCAAGCGACTGCGCAACCAACTCAACCTCAGCGCCCGCCTTGTTATCAATAACCCGCTGTATTCGCTGCTTACTTTGAGTACTCAAAAAATACACGCCATCTTCAAAAACAATTTGCCCGTGCCTTTCCAAGTTTCTTAAAAGCGACTCAAAATCATCAGCACCACCCAAATACAAAACCGCAGCCTGTAAACTCTCAATAGACAGCGCGCCACGCTTCGACAACACGTCAATCACACTTTGCCGCGTGCTCATATCGCCAACCTAGGCGCGGCAAAATTAGGAACCTTCCGAATAGACTCAATACGACCACGCATCATCATCAATTCCGCCAATGCCTCGTCAATTTGTATTAACGCCTTTTCCGCATGGGGCTCGTCGTCATCATCAATGCCGCCATTCGCAAAAATCGGCGACAAAGCCTCGATAACATCGCCAGTTTCTTTCAAAATTCGTTGCAAATTCGACGAATCCTCATTACCGCCATACTCAGGAATCGCCGTGGGCAGCATGCCATAACGCCCCACCAGCTCGCGCACACAATCGCGCCGATACTCATCAGGCAACGCATAAACAAAACACTCTTCCAAATCCGTGGGCATATTCACCGAGCCCGACAAATAACGCATTATCTTTTTGCCATTACTCGACAAGCGCTTAAACAAATCACCCTCATACATAAACGTGATCAAACGACACTCGACCTTTGGTACACGCTCCAAATAAAGCTCAACAACCGAGTCTGCGAACATCTCTTGAGACACACTCGAATCATGCAAATACTGATTAACGTATCGCATAACAACTTTTGAGCGCGCCTCGCGTGGAATTTCCCCCGTTAACATTTTTCACATTTCCTCTAAACTAAAATAAAAAAGCGCCTCGCACCTAAGAGGCAAGCGAAGCGCATAGGAGGGATCAAACGAAATGAACCACAAAACATCATGCGGCCCTACCCTGTTGATACTCTTCGGAGTGAATCAACAGCTTTTCAACACGAGAGACACCGGGATCATTAAACTTACCCTGTGCGAATTTACTCAACCACTGATAATCAATGCCGGTTTCTTGAGCGATCAACGGCCACTCGCCGCGCCTCGACTCAAGGTAATCAATTGCCTTTTGTTTAAATGTTTTAGCCATGCTAAACAACTTAGTACGATCGTACTGATTTGTCAAGTATGAACGTACTATATAATTAAACTATGATTAACCCATGAAAGACTCAAACAAAATATTTGCTGATAACTTCAAGCGAATTACTCAAAAATTAGCCAAAGACGGGCACACATCGCAAACCGCGCTCGCCAAAAAACTTGGCGTCTCGCAAAAAACAATCTCTAATATAAATATTCAAATAGAAGAAGGAAGACAAATCAGGCTGGACACAATACAAACAATTGCAAATAGCTTAAAGATAGACATGTGGAAACTTTTTGTTCCAAACATACCAGTTGACCTTTTACTCAATAAAGAATTAAATAAAGTCATTGAAAACTACATCAGCGCGCCGCCGGAATCTCAAGAGTACATCAAGCGAGTTGCCGAAAAAGAGGCAAGCTATAGCAAGAAAAACAAGGACGAAAAAAACAAATGAACTGCAACATGTGCGGGCTTGGGCTAATACCGACCGAAGAGCCAAAAGGAATTTGCAGCAAATGCGAAAGCAACCTATCACCCGAAGAAATCCAAGAACGTAAAAACGCTCAATTAGCCCACTTAAAAAACATCATCCTTTCAACAGAAATGACTTACCCAGGCGATTACGAGCGAATAGAAATCATCGCATCCGAATACGTCATCGGGTTAAATGTATTCAAAGACCTATTTGTAAGCATTACAGACAGTGTAGGCGGTCGCAGCGCAACCATGCAAAAAGAACTCAGCAAAGCGCGCGAATACGTATTAAACGACTTAAAACAACAAGCCTTCAACATCAGCGCAAACGCCGTCATAGCAATCGACATAAAATACAATGAGCTAAACGGCAAAAACAGCCAAATGCTATTTGTTGCCGCAACCGGAACAGCAATAAAAACCTAACAAAGTTCCATTGCTGCAATACGCTCAATACCTAACCTTTCTGATCGATCACAAACGGCGTAGTTCTCAATCATCGTAAATAACCCCTTATCCGCAATATACTCAAACGGTATATTGACAAATAAAGCATAGATTTCGATATTAAAAACAGACGACAAACGATCCAAAACAAACAACCGAGGCGAATAACCAAAATTAAATTCTGGCGACTCTATCCGCTGTATTGTTCCAATACTTACATTTGCTGCAATTGACAACTCAGCTTGCGACCACTCCCTCGCATGCCTTAGTTTTTTAATATTTTGCGCCAACAAAAAACATTCCGACCTCAAAACGACCCCCAAAATATTAATATTGTTTAATGGAATAGTACGTTTGTACTTGACTTATAATTCTTATAGTACTATCGTACTTACTGAGAGCCCCACATTGGGCCAGATTAACATAAATGAAATATATAACAAAACCAAAAAGCAACATTTGCAACCGGGGAGTCAAAGGAAATGACGAAAATATTAATAATTACAGCCATTTATTACTGGCTAAAAGAACTACCAGAACTTGAAATAAGGCTATTCACCATCCCGATATCAGGGCAACAAATAGCCTCAATCAAAATCAGTACAGAAATTTACACGCACGACAAAACAATGGAGGCATAAACGAAATGCAAGTCAAATTCCCACCACACATAAAAGTTACCGACCTTGCCGACTTCGTAGCCGACCAAGATTGTAAAATTATCGAAGACCAAAACAACTACAAAGTTGTCCCAATCAAAGGCAACCCAAAAACAATCGACTACACCGTGCAAGAAGCCGCAAAACTAATCGGCATCGGCTCAAAAAAACTATTCATCCTATTAAAAGAAAAAAACATACTCGACATAAACAACTTACCAAAAAGAAACTATACAGAAGCCGGTTATTTAAAAACAAAACTATCTAGTTGGACACACCCAACAACCGGTCAATACCAAATCCGTTCACGCCCTATAGTGACATCCAAAGGCGTAAAGTGGTTAAAAAAAATGGTCGACAACCAACAAACCAACCCACTGAAAAAAGCCCAATGATAACAGGTATATTTATCGGATGGTTAACACTCTGCATAAGCGGCGCACTACTCTTAAAAGGCTTCCGATTAACTCGTTGGTGCGCCTTCGCCCTAGCTTGGCAACTCACAACACCAGTACGAGAGCCAAACATAGACGGCGCACTACTCATCACCGCTTTTGCACTAACAGAAATCATTTATTTTTATTCAAAAGGTCTAGCAAAATATTATGAGTAAAATTCCACTAGAAAAACTCACCAAAGATGAATTAATCACCCTGATAAATACACATAGCTTTATACGCAAGCCGGACGCAACAAGAATTTATTACGAATCCCGCTCAAAAAAGAATCAAGCGGAACAAGAGAAAGTTAGCGCTGAAATAGATAAGGTTTTAAGCGCGCAAATCATAGCCGCAAAAGAGTATAACGAATGCCGCCATTTAACCGAAAAAATGCGGCTAGCCAGCAAACTATCAAGACTAAAAGCAGAATGGAACACTTTAAACACCAAATGGGAAAAGCTTTATAAACAGAGTCAAACTATTTTTAAAGATTGTTACGGCGATATAGAGATTAAAGCCGCTAGATAGGGAGCGCGTATGCCCGAGCGCAGAAAGTTCGAACCACATAAAGATTACGATTGCTTGAAAATACAAGCCTATGCTCTTGATAACCTTTTACGTATCCATGAGTGTGAGATTAAAATATTACGGGAAAAATACTACGAATTTGAAAGAGAGAAAATGTCTGCCAATAGTCAGCGGTTAAAATCCGAAATATCAATGAATGAGATATTAACCAATGAAAATGAAAAGCTAGAGAGCTTAAACAACGCCTATTTTGAAAAAATTCAGAAACTTAGAGCCGCTCTTGAGTTAGCAAAGACGATGATAATTAATAACGATCTTGATATTCCGATAACTCTTGAAACGATTAACGAGGCGTTAAATGACGCTGAACCAACTAGATAAGGGGTATGTATGAGTAAGAATTGGTTTGTATTTTCACCAGAGGGTTTAGGCTGGGATACATTTGAAACTGAAGAAGAAGCAAAAGCTTGCATGGATGCTGAAAAAGAAGAGTGGGAACGTCAGGCTAATCAAGATGGTGAATGGAGCCCTTGTTGTGATGAGGCAATGATGGGGAAAATTACGCACAGGCATAAACTTATTGATAAAGGTGAATATACAGAATTAGAGCTTATAAAAACCAACTAGATAAGGGGTATGTATGTTGATTACGTTAACAGGAAAACAAATAGCAAACTTAGCAGAAATTGCGGGACTTCAAATTGATGATAGATTCGTTTATGACGAAGACGTCTTAGAGATAGAAATAGTAGTGATGGAAAATAATAAAGACTTCATTGAAAACGAAGAAGGTGAAAAAATCCCTTGCAAATTATTTGCATACTATGCTGAGTATCCAGAAGAAGGCGTTAGCTCATTAGATATTTAAAAACCAACTAGATAAGGGGTATGTATGATAGACGGACTTAGCACTTACAGTGCCCAAAGTGCGGTGACTATAAAGCATTAATGTAATACCCAAGAGAGGGCTTTGAAGATTGTGAAAGCATCACCTGGAAACGCGCCTAGCCAGACAACGCTAAAACCGGCAAATGTAGAAACAATTGGAGCCCGCCTAGAGAAGACTGGCTATTTTGGTTGTTTAGAACAAACAACACGGATTTTGAGTATTTTATCGTTATGAGCAAGACTGCATCACGGTATCGCTAAAAATACTAAGTGGCAACATAGAGATGCAGATATGTTGCTGCTAACCACCAACAAATTAAATAAGACAAAATGAAAATATTACATTTAACACTTAAAAAACAATGGTTCGACATGATCGCCAACGGCATGAAAAAAGAAGAGTATCGAGAAATGAAACCCTACTGGCATAAGCGACTACTAAACAGAGAATATGATCTCATTTGCTTTAGGAATGGTTACGCTAAAGACGCGCCACGGGTAACGGTAGAATTTAAGGGTTTGCTCTCCGGTCTTGGTATTATCGAATGGGGAGCACCAGAGAAGCAGGCAGTTTATATACTTAAACTGGGAAACATTTTACACGCTACGAAGCAATAATGTTGTGTAGAAGATTAAGCGATAGAGACGATAAAACCAACTAGACAAGGAGTAAAAACAATGAGCGACTTACTAAACCTAAAACAAACTGTAGAACAATCAAGCATCAGTAGCGCGACAATTTATCGAGAAATAAAAAAGGGGAAATTTCCCGCCCCCGTCAAAGTAAGCGCCCGCGCCGTGCGTTGGAGAAAATCAGACATAGAAGCCTGGAAAGCTAACCCCGAGAAATGGGCACCATCTCAAGCAGCTTAGCGCCCCATCGCTCGAATGCCTCTTGTCGCTCACTCATGTATCGTTGCTGTTGATAAACTCGCTTTAAATCCGTTGGCATATGATTTAAGCAAGCCTCTATTATATGAGGCTCTATTTTCAAATCCCCCATGCGCGAAGCCATCGTGCGTCGCAAATCGTGTGGCGTCCACTTACCACCAGATAACAAAAGCGAACCAAACATTTTCGTGGATTTCTTCCGATGCACACTCGACACGCGCTCCCCGATAATTTTACGCAAATAATCTTCACTAACCGGCTTTTTCCCACTCAAACCCGGCAACAAAAACTCATTTTCACTCAACGTAATCAAACGCTCAAACCAATAAACTGAAAAATAACTTAAATGAATTACATGAGACTTACCGTTTTTAGTCTCAGGCAATAGCCATTGCTTTTCCTTGATACCAACATGCCCCACTAGCGCTTGCCTTAACTCTTTAGTACGACACCCAGTCGACAACATAACCCACAACGACGCCTCAACACGCGGAGGCAATGCCGAATCCCTATACTTTTCGCCCAACTCTTTTATTTCATCAAACGACAAATTGCGCTCACGTATCGACTCACCCGCCCCTAAATCTTTAGCCTTTAAATGCGCCGTAGGATCAGCCGACACAATACGCCGACGAATCCCAAACCCCCACAACGCCCGCAACCAAGACAACACCTTCGACGCCTTCGCCTTAGCCCCACGCCTAACAATCCGCTCAATCACATCAATAATCTGATCATGCTCAACCGACTTTGCTACCTGATCACCCATAAACGGGAACACATCAAACTCAAAATGCCCGCGTATCTTCACCCCTTTGTCAGCATGATCGACAAGCACCGCACCTTCCCACAACTCAAACAATTCCTTAACCGTTTCACCTTCGCCAGACGCCGAATAAAACGCCGGGTCACGCCCCTTAGCCAACGCCTTTTTAAAATCGAGCTTTTTCTCTCGCGCCTCAGCCAACCCCACATCAGGAAACTTTCCAATATGTAATTTTTTACTTTTACCGCCGAACTTATACCGAAAAATAAAAGACTTACCACCACCCACACCCAACGGCCGCACACGCAACCACAAACCGCCACCGTCACCGATCACCTGTTCTTTATCAATGGGCTTAACCGCATTTATTTTTGAAACCGAAAGCTTATTTTCTGCCATTAAATCACATAACCTTTTGGGGGCACCTATGGGGGCACCTACTATTGAGATTAAATGATTTTATCTGATAAGAACTGATAAAGAAAGAGAACCAAAAGCCTGCAATTACAGTAACTTAGAGAATATATGAGAATAACTGAGAACTAATGACATATGGTGCCCGGGGCCGGAATCGAACCGGCACGGTGTTGCCACCGAGGGATTTTAAGTCCCTTGCGTCTACCAATTTCGCCACCCGGGCATATTTTTATGGAGGCTGAGCCCGGAGTCGAACCGAGGTCCACGGATTTGCAATCCGCTGCATAGCCACTCTGCCACTCAGCCATATAAAACTATCTAAACTTGTTGGGTAGCTATAATAACAAGTTTAAAAACAAAAAACCTCGACTCTTTGTAAAGCCGAGGTTCCGAATTTGGAGCGGGAAACGAGACTCGAACTCGCGACCCCAACCTTGGCAAGGTTGTGCTCTACCAACTGAGCTATTCCCGCCTTGAATGAGCGCTGTATTGTACTGATAAGTTAAATTGTGTCAAGTATTTATCCCGTAATGTTTCGAATTAATTGCCCTTAAAATACTATATTACAATTTTCCAAAAATTCAGGAAAAAATCTAATTTAATCAGTAAGCTACTGCTTATTCTTTAAACATTGGCCATGCAGCCCTTAGATACAATACCATCGACCATAATGTCAGGCCTGCAGCGATATATAACAAAACAATGCCTGTCTCATATACTGCAAACTCGCGGAAAGGCTCATGATAGAGCAATAGGGTTATTGAAAGCATTTGCGCTGCGGTTTTTACTTTTCCGAGTGCAGACACGGCGACACTGGCTCTTGCCCCCAGCTCCGCCATCCACTCACGTAAGGAAGACACGGCTATTTCGCGACCTATAATTACGGCGGCTGCAATTGCAACCCATGGCGAAGGATTAGCCTGCACTAACAAAACCAGTGCGACTCCCACCATCAGCTTATCTGCCACAGGATCTAGGAAGGCACCAAACTTAGATGTCTGATTCATTGCACGTGCTAAATAACCATCTAACCAGTCTGTAAAACCGGCAAGAATAAAAATTAAGACTGTCGCCTCATTTGACCAGCTGACGGGAAGATAAAAACACACTACAAATACAGGTATTAGAGCAATTCTTCCCCAGGTCAACAAGGTAGGAATACTATTCAT